CGATTAGCGGTGGTTTTGTGTTTCTGTTATCCGCTGGCTGGTTTACGCAAGCTAATACAGGTGCAGCAGGAAGCCCTATTGATGGTGGTACAAATTCAATCGCTAACGGTGGCGGAGATATGCAAATATTCTCTGATACCGCAGCAACTACACAGCTACCGATTGAGGTTGTAACATTTGTAACGGGTGGCAGTCCTCAGTGTCAAGTGTGGGTAAGAACTCCTAGCTACACGGCTGGCGATACAATAACCATAGGCAAAGACGATACACAAACAACGCAGCCAGCGGTCGGGGCTGCTTTTGGGCGCAATGCTACTTGGGTTGATTATAGCTTCGTATCGCATGACGGGGGCTTAACAGATTCGTCACTAGGCTTGATGATGGTTGATGATGGCTCTGGTGCTGTCACAGTTGATCAGGCAGGCAATGCAGCATTGACAACTCCTAAGCAAAGGCTTTTTGATGCGACTGTAGCCGACTTGACAACTGATTTTTGTATCCAGTTATGGCATAACGGAACGAATAACGGACACATGCAAACTCGCAGCGATACCTCTATACAGTGGCAAGTGTCGATCTTATCAGGTTCGTATTTTGTAAACACCACTGGAGATACAGGCAATACCGCAATACAAACTGTACCATCAGGATGGAATTATTTAAGTGTTAATTTTAAAACGCCATCGGATATAGAGCACTATCTCAATACTTTAGCTGTGGTGAATGTCAATAGAGTTTCAATATCATCACAATCAACAATACCTGCAAGAGTTGGTTATCGCGGAGCGGGAGGCCCACCGACTATCGGGTTTCCTTATGGTGGGATTATAGGTAATTCCAGGATAACAAAAACCGCAATAACATCGCAAAAGCACTTAAGCGAAAGATTAAACCAGGTAGATCCCGACAACTTCGGCACATCTAGCGAATATATTCTTGTAGGTGGCAGCGGCACATCTATAACGGCGACACTCGGGACAATCGAATACAATTCAAATGATACTGTAATCGGATTGGCTGGCAATATTGATATAACAGCAACGCTCGGCTCAATCAATTATTCATCTAACGACACATCAATACAAGTTTCAGGTGATGTTAGTGTAATTGCTACATTAGGAACTATAAGCTACGCGTCAAATGATGCAGCGATAAGTCTGTTTGGTAATATTGACGTGACAGCTACGTTAGGCACGATAGATTATAATTCTAACGATGCAAACATCAGCTTACTTGGTGGAATAAATGTAAATGCTACTTTAGGTGCTATTGATTACACGTCAAATAACACAGCAATAACACTACAAGGTCAAACAGCGTTAACAACCACACTAGGTGCAATCTCATACGACAGTAATAGCGTAATAGTTCAAGTTGGCACAGGACAGGTAATAGGTAATGTTACAGCAGGATTTGCAGATAAATTGTATTCGGCAGGGTTCAAACCTAGCGAAATTACAGTTAACTTTAAAACATGATACAATACATAAAATTTTAAGAGGTTAAGACAATGGCGCAAGGTTCATTAAAAACATTTCAATACTACCCGTTTAAAGCAGGAAAAAAGCTTTATGATAACGTTAACGATACATTTAAGTACGCATTTATTACAGATGCTTATTCTACTGTTAATGTGGCAACTGTTGACCCTACACTTTCAAGCTTCACGGAAGTAGCAGCAGGTGGTAACTATACGGCTGGTGGTAATGCTTTGCCTGGTAATTCTTGGACTATTGCAGCAGGTGTAAGTAAGTTAGATTTTACTGATATCAGCTTAACCAAATTAGCATCAAGCCCGACAACAGCTAAAACGTTATTGATCATCAACTCAACTGCTACAAATGATTGTTATCATGCTATTCAATTAGGCGCTGCCGATGGTGATGCGATTGATTTAGTTAATAACGATTTGACAGTTACGTTCGATGCAGCCGGAACGGTTAATATCACAGTAACAGCATAAACATAACCGCGGTGTAAAAGCCGCTTATCTCTGAGAGATAACATTTAAACCTTGGGGGTTGAGATGTCAGTAACAGAATCAAAGAAAGAAGCCTTTATAAATGCGTTTATTTTAACAGGCTGTAAAGAGGGTACTAAAGCTGCTATAGATGCGGGATACAGTCCAAAAACAGCAGCACAACAAGCAAGTCGCCTGTTAAAGGATGTTAAAGTACAACAAGCCATACAAAGCCAAAAAAAACTCGCTACAAAGCTATTTATTAAGTCTAAAGAACAGAAGCTTTTAATGCTAGAAGATATAGCAAAAGCCTGTATGACTGCTGACGATGAAAAAGGAATGGTTAACGCTCAGGCTGCTATCTCTGCAATCAAAGAACACAATGTAATGCAAGGCGATAACGCACCAACTGAAACAAACAATACCCATAAGATTATCACGGCAGACGATGAGCAGTGGTAGACCTTCCAAAGTTCCAGCAATACGTTAAAGGCAAATCACCTGCTTTCGTTCCTTTATTTAGAAACAAGTCTCGCTATCAGGTCGCGTGGGGCGGTGCTGGCTCGGGTAAGTCTCACATAGTTGCACGTAAAATCCTTTATAGAATGCTTAATGAGTCAGATATTAAGCATAACTTTCTTATTATCCGCAAAGTAGACAGAACCATTAAACAGTCAGTATGGACACTGATGAAAAATATTATATCTATTTGGGGGCTAACCTCACAATTCCACATGAACCAGACAGACCGTACAATGATATGGAAGGAGAACGGCGCTAAGTTTATGTTTAGTGGCTTAGATAATGTTGAAAAGCTAAAGTCTATTGAGGCAGTCACTTCTATATGGGTAGAGGAAGCAACAGAGCTATTGCAAGAAGATTTTGAACAATTAGATTTACGCTTACGTGGTAACTTCGGATGCTTAAAGCAAATTATACTTACACTCAACCCTATCAGTGACCAACATTGGATAAAGAAAATATTCTTTGATGATCCTATTGATGGTGTATTCACATTAAAGACAACTTACCTTGATAACTCATTTATAGATGATGAGTATAAAATGGTAATGAACAACAAAAAGAAATCGAACCCGCGTTACTACAACATTTATGCTTTAGGTAATTGGGGAACCGCTGAAGGATTGATATTCCAAAACGTTGAGCAACGATTAATACGCGAGGAAGAAATAAGGGGTTTAGATAGTATTCAAGGCTTAGATTTTGGTTACACTAACGATCCATCTGCATTCAATCAAAGCTTTATTGACCTAAAGAATAAAAAGCTATTTATATACGATGGCTTCTATGAGAAAGGATTATCCAATAACTCAATATCAGCAAAGATAAAAGATATGCTATTACATAGACATGCGACCACCGCTGACAGTTCAGAACCTAAGTCAATTGATGCTATCAGGGCGAAAGGTATTCGTATTAGCGGCGCGTTAAAAGGTAAAGACTCTATTAACTCTGGTATAGATTTCTTATTAGATTACGAGATTATATTAAATGCTCACTTAGTAGAGTTTATGACAGAATTTAATAACTACTCTTGGGCTGTAGATAAGAAAACAAATAAGACTACCAACAAGCCAGTTGATGACTTCAACCACTTTATTGATAGTCTTAGGTATGCTACTGAGAAATATCACGCTAAAGGTAAGCGCGGAAGGTTAAATATAGACTAGCTCAATGCCATTTGCGTAGCTATTGATTCGATACACTTAACAGCTGATTCGTTATCTTTATATTTGTACTGGGAAGAATATCCACTGCAAAACCTAATGATAACGTAATTTTTGTCATTCTCTATACAATCAATCCTATCAAAAAACACCAAGTCAGATTGTATTAAAAAATATCTCATGATTTACATTCCTTATTGTAAGCATCAAAGCCAGCATCGTTATTTATAGTTTATGGTCCAGTTATTCCGTCATGGCTAGCGACAATATTACTTAGCTTGTTAATCTTTACCAACTCAGCAAGTGTTTTTTCTTGCAACTCTATCCGCTTATTAATCTTAAAGTACCAGCATATTAACTCACGTATAAGTAAAATTATTGCCAGTACCATTATTATAAATACTACTATTGATTCTAAGTTCATCTACTTAACCTCTGCTGTTAATGGTTGAATAATGGTGTGTCCGTACACCTTATTTCCCTTTATTTTATCAACTTTGAAATGCATTCCGCCTAAATTCAATGT